ATAGCTGTATTGTCTGATCCTGTGGTATTTGCATCTAAAGTGTTTCTTCCAACAGAAGTATTTTCTGAACCTGTAGTGTTTGCTGTAAGTGCAGCGTTACCTATGGCTGTATTATTACCACCACTTAAAGAGCCATCGTCTAATGCAGTATCACCTAAAGCTACGTTGCCTGTGCCAGTAGGATAGTTTCCATCTAGTTTGATTGTTCCTGATGCAGCAACTATATTAGCACCAAAAGTTACATGACCACCATCTGCTATAGTCATAGCATCATCGCCATCTGTATATTCTATTAATGGTGTTTGTACTGATGAGGACGTTTCTATTATTCCACTTGTTTCTAAATTTAAAGTAGCAAGGGCATCTACTATTTTTCCACCTGAACCAGCACCATCGCTATATACAATTTTTGTAGAACTAGCTGGTATGCTTACTGTTGCACCTGTTCCTTGGCTTATAGTTAAAGATTGTGAACCTGTAGTGGCATTTTCAATAATCCATACTTTAGATACTGTGTTCGGTCCTAGTGTTACAGTACAGGTAGAATCTAATGCACCTGTATATTTAAGGAACATTGATCTACCTTCATCAGTTGCACCATCTGCTATTGTTGTAGCATGTGTATCGGCATTTGTTGTTATTGCTTCTGTGCCATAACTAAATGCTTCTGCAACTAACTCAAGATTGGTATTAGTTGTAGCACCCCATGTTCCACTACCATCACCAGTTCCTAACTCATTTAATCTGAGATCATTTACATATGTACTTGCCATTTTATTTTCCTCTTATAATATTAAACTATTTATGCAGCCACGTCATCCCATGTTGTACTTTGTGATGCAGATACATCTGTCCATGTTGATGATTGTGATTCATCTACAGGAGTCCAAGTAGTAGTAACACCCGGAACTACATCAGACCAAATATATAATGTTCCAACTGCTCCTGTCCCGTTTAAACCTGTTACAGAAACATTTGAAGCTGCTGCAATAGTAGGATCACCTACTGCTCCTGTCCCGTTTAAACCTGTTACTGATATTACATTTACAGTAACTAAACTTAAAGTACCTAATGCTGTTGTTCCTACAACATTAGTAGGATATACATTTGCATCACCTGTTACAGTTTCATCACCAACTGCAACTGTAGATGCTGTTCCTGAAACACCTGTTATAGATACACCAGCAGCTAATAATGTTCCTACTGCACCCGTTCCTGTTATACCTGTTTCAGTTACATTAGCATCACCTGTTACAGATTCATTTCCAACTGCGGTTGTTCCAGCAACACCTGTAATACTTAAATTACAAATTCCTGTAACAGTTAAACTACCTGTTGAACCAGTACATGAAACACCTGTTTCTGCTACATTAGCATCACCTGTTACAGTCTCAGTTCCTAAAGCTGTAGTACCTACAACTCCTGTTTCTGCTACATTAGCTACTCCTGTTGCAACTAAAGTACCTACTGAACCTGTAGCTGCTACTCCGGTTTCTGTTACATTAGCATCGCCAGTAACTGTTTCCGAACCTAAAGCAGAAGTTCCTGCAACACCAGTAAGGTTTACAGTTACATTAACTACCGCAGGCTGACCCCAAGGACCTGAACCCCATGTGGAACGACCCCATCCAGCCATTTACTAAGCTATTCTTATTACTGCGTTAGAAGCGTCTGCTGTTGGAAAGGTAATAGTAAACGATCCTGCTGTTGAAGTTTTATCTGCACCAAAATCAAAGACAGCTACCGCTGGATCGCCTGAAGCTGAATCATTAAAGATCATACAACCTCTAGCTGTTACAGTTGCTGTTCCAAAAGTTAAATCAGCAAAGTCTGTATAAGCTGTTGTTCCTGAAGTAGTAGGATCAACCCTAGTTAAACTTTCACCTTTAGCAGTATAGTTAGTTCCACTAGCTTCTTGCGAAGTTGAATATGCAGTAGTAGCTGCACTCATAGTTGCACTACTTGTATATAGTGCCAATCTAAATGTGTTACCACCTGAGTTTTTAAAATTATGCACACCTTCTAAAAGTTCTTTTTTAAAAGACGTACACATTGCTTGTGTTATAGCCATTACAGCCTCCTTATTATATTTGCTAGGTCTTTATGACCTTGTTTTTCTAATTCATTACATACTGTGCAAACGTGGTTTTTTATTCCTTCATTTACATAGAATTGAATGATCCATTTACATCTATCTCTAAATGCATGAGCCTGTGCTTTTACCATAGGATCAGCATCTTCGCTTATAGAAATAAGTTTATTTGTAGCCATTTCAGCTAATTCTTCAACAGAATGACCCCTATTATGAGTAGTAGTTACTCCTAAATCACCTATTGATAATTCAAATTTATCTGTTTGCATTATGGTACATTTGGTTCTGGTGGTCCATTTCCGTTTAAACGTTCATCTATTACCCATTCTTTAGGATTTTCTCTACCAATTATTCCATGTGGAATTACTGTTTCTTGTATTACTTCAGAATGTCTACAAACTTTAAGTTCATCATCTTTTACATAAGATACTATAGGATCGTTTAAACGATGATATCCATATAGTTTTTCTTTAACATCTACATTGCAATCTAATAGGTTACATCTTACTGCAACTTGCACAAGTATATTACTTTCCATACATTTGCCTAACCAAAATTCACAACAGGCTCTACCCATTTCTGCAAAGTGTGCATTATGGTTATAAGTAAAATCTGTACCAAACATACTTACTGATCCTACTTTATTCCAGTAAGCAAAAGCTATTGCATATGCAACTGTATTATTTAAGTAACCACACCCTGTATCTTTTATTAAAGCTTCAATAGGAAATTCTTCCACAGCAGGTACTCTTGAATCTAATTCACATGAATATATTGGATATTCTATTTTAGGTAATTCTTCTCTCATCATTTCTGTCATGTCTGCTGCTTCATTTGAATCAAAGAAACGAGTCATTGGGTCTAATATAAATGCTCTATCTGCGTTTTTAACTACGCCTATCATCGCATTAATTACCCAAACTTCGTCAAACTTATCGCTATGCACTACAGATAAATGATAATCTATTTGACTAATACCCATAGCAACTATGGCTATACTTTTACCTTCTAAATGTTCTATTCTTTCTGTTAACATTATTGTCCTTCTATTTTAAATTGCCCTCTACGATAAGCATCTTTTCTATTTCTTCCATCATTTTCTATTACTAGCTGTTGTAATGCTTCTTTATATCTAGTGTCATATGTAGCAATAATATCAGGTTCTCCTTTCATAAAGGTATATGCTTCTAATAAACAACCATATAACAATACATCTGGAGCGTTAGTTCCTAGCCAACTTGTTCCATCTGAAGATGTTGTTATTGATGTTGGTAAATAGAAATAGTGCAACTCAACTGTATAGTTAGAATCAGGAGTTGGTCCTAATATAAAATAATCATCATCAAACTGAGCATAAAATTTAGGCAAACCTTTATTTGATCCGCTTACAGGATATGCTTCTCTTATAAAATTTACATCCTTATTAAGTAAATAATTATATTCACTATCAGAATTAACAACAGCTAAAGAATAAGGATATAAGAAATCATCTGGTATTGTTAAATAAGGATTATCTGCTGATGTTGATGCGGTCTTATTCCTTCTATAGTCTGGTAATTGTACTGCACCATTAATTCTATTTTCAGCTTGTACTATTATAGTAGCAAGATCATTAACAAATGTGGTCTCTGTATTTTCTGTATAATCTTGTATTGCTGATTTAAGCGTTGTAAATGTAAATGACATTAGCTTGTTGTTATTTTTAAGTTACCTATCTTTCCTTTTAATATTAAAGCATCTAGGTTGCTATCACCATAGGCAGAGTTCCAACCACCAATAGGATTCCAACCAAATAAACCTCTGCTTTGTTGTAAATCATTTTGTGGTCTTGGATGTCTTAAAGCCTGTGGATCATTAACTTTGGTTCTTCCTAATTGTAACTGTGGTTGATCTTTATCTAGTACATCTTTTCCTACCATCAAGCCCGTTCTTTTCTGATCTTTAATCTGATTGCGTAAATCTTTAAGAGGATACCTAAACCCTGTTCTATCACATATCCCGTAAGCATATTTACCTTTAGCATATGCCATATTAATAACCTCCCGGAACGAATCTTACAGAAGCTTTTACTCTGTTTTCTTCTGATGCAAGCTTCCATTGTTCTTCATATTGTTGTTTCAAGAACGGAACTCTTTGTATTGCTTCAGGATTTTTCATGGCAATATAATAAGCTAGACCTGCTACTAAGCATGGTAAGAATACTTTAGGGATATCTATAGTATTTGAAGAAGGTGTTCCTGCATCATATATCTGTCTCAATCTATACCAAACTACTTTATATGTTTCTGTATTATCTGGTACTGGATATACTGTAAATGTAGTTGTTCCGCTATTTCTATTTATTAATATCTCGTTAGGTCTGCCTTGATCTAATTTATTAGGTATATCTGAGTATTGTGAAAAGGATACTCTAGTCAAAGCAGTATCAGTTTGTGAACTCGTATCACCATCATCTGTTCTTAAATGATGTTCTAATAAATCAATAGTGTCTGCATCTAAAGTATACGTTGCTGTTCCAGAAGTTAATGTTGTACTTCCTTCTTCAACTTGCCATAGATTTAATCCTCTATTAGCCCATTCAAGCATCATTAAATTAATACTACGTCTTGCTGTACGTAGATCATATCCGGTTCTCATTTCTAAACCGGCAAGTTCAAATGCTTCTTCGGCTGCTTCTGATATATCTAAATCAAATGTATTTGTGGTGGCTGTAGCCATATGTTAATTAAGAACATTTACGCTTGACTTGATCCTGATAAGTCTCCACCTTACCGCCCATATTATATTCAACCTTCTTACCGGTTTTCTTGGCTTCTTTCTTTGCTGCTTTTTTACCAGCAGCATCGTATGAGAAATGTTTTTTACCTACTTTTGGCATTATATTCTCCTATTTTTAGTATCGTTTAAACATATTACTTTGTTTTAGACTTCTAATAAACCACTATTAATTAAAATTTCTCTATTCTTTAAATGCTCTTTCTTGAGATCATCTTTACTTTGTCCAAAGTATTTTACAGCATGATGGTTCTCTATCATATATTGATTAATATCTATATCATCTACTATAACACTACCTAATACTCTACCAAATTTACCACGTGAGTCTTTTAATTCTGTTCTTATAACTACTTTATCTCCACCTTCTATAGACATCTTTAAGAAATCTTTAGCCAGTAATCCTCTAGCCTTCTCATCAAGGTCACGAGTACGTGACTCGGGAGTATCAATACCATATAAACGAACACGAGACTTATACCTAATATCAAAACCA